TCATATGTAGAAGATCCTGAAAAAACAGAAGAATTGCTGAAAAATGCTGATAATCTAAAACAGCAAACACCTGGTAGAGGCGGACTACCTGCTGTACAACAATCAGGAAGGACTGAAGTTATAGATGTAAGGGGCGCACAACAAGAAGCTAAAATTTCGGCATTTAATCAAGCACTGGCCGAAGGTAAAACAGAAAGAGAAGCAGATACTATTGCTAATAGAGCAGGTAATCTTGCTGGAGCAAATGCACTTCAATCCCGCCCATTAACAAACGGACCTACGCAATCTTATCAAGAATATCAAAGAAACTTTGGTACACAAAACGCACAGTCAGCCGGCCAATCAACATTCCTCGGCACCGGATCATCTCTTCCAGTAGCTCCCGAAAGAACAGCACCAATAAACTACAATGATCCTCAATTTCAAAGTCAAGCCCAACTTGAAGCAGATGTTGCAAGAGAAAATGCGCTTCTCGCCGCAGAAGAAGCTAGAAGAAGAAGATAAACAAATACATGATAGCATATAAAGGAAAATAAATGGCAGAAGAAAAACGGACCGGCTTAGACCCAAACGCAACTAAGATTGAAACAGGCATAATGATGGCTAAGGTAGTCGGTTATCTTGATCCTACATACATGTGCGGTCTTGAAGTGACACTATTGAGAAATCAAAACAATACTCCAGGAGATATACACCAAACATATTCTGTAAAATATGCACCCCCATTTTACGGAGTAACTGGGTTTGAGTATATGGGGCAGAATAAAGCAGATTTTAATGATACGCAGAAGAGTTATGGTATGTGGTTCCCAACTCCTGAAATTGGAACCACGGTATTAGTAGTGTTTGTTGACGGTGATCCGTCGGAAGGTTATTATATTGCATGTGTTCCTAGCAGATTTGCCAATCAAATGATTCCAGGAATTGGTGCTTCAACTGCTGTCGAGTGGGGCAGCGGTGCAAAAGAGAAGTATGACGTTGATGCTGTTCCAGTCGCTGAAGTTAATAGAAAAACAAATGAAGAATCGCAAGGTTTAGATTTTAACAAACTTAAAAAGCCTGTTCATCCTTTAGCAGATAGACTATTACAAGAAGGTTTACTTGAGGATAGCGTTAGGGGAGCACATGATTCAACAGGTCGTCGCAATCTGCCTAATTCTGTATTTGGAATTTCGACACCTGGTCCTTTTGACAGAACTGACGGTGCTAAAAAAGGATTCATAGGAAAAAAACAAACAAGAACTACATCTCCGGTTCCTGTGAGTCGTAGGGGTGGCAGCCAAATTGTTATGGATGATGGTCATGATAGATATCAAAGAAAAAAGAAACCGTCAGAAGGTCCTCCAGAATTTGCAGATTTATTAAACAATGAAAAAGGCGAACCAGATATCCCCAAAGATGAATATTTGCGCTTTAGAACAAGAACAGGACATCAAATACTTCTTCATAACACAGAAGATTTAATTTATGTTGTTAATAGTCGAGGAACATCGTGGATAGAAATGACAAGCGATGGAAAGATAGACATTTATGCTGAAGACAGTGTTAGCGTACACACGCAAACAGATTTTAATTTTCGAGCTGATAGAGATGTTAATATCGAAGCAGGTAGGAATATTAATATGAGAACTGTTGCTGGAAGATTACATGCCGATGTTAACGGTAATTTAGAAGTTGTAGTATCTGCTAATAGTTTTTTAACAACCTCTGGCAATTATGATGTCAATACCGGTGGCAATAATACCTTTACAGCGGGAGGGAATACAGACATAAGAAGTGGCCGCAATCATACAGAGACTGCATCGAGAATAGACATGAATGGACCATCTGCTGCTACAGCATTGAAAGCAGAAAACTTAAATCTCCACGCTAATCCGAAAACTAAATCGTCAGCAGCATGGAATGGAAAAAACAGATATAAAGACGGCGAGTTACAGAGTATAATGAAACGTGTCCCGATGCACGAGCCTTGGGTCAAACATGAAAATCTAAACCCAACAGCAGTTAAGCCCGACGGAACAGATAGGGGATAATAATGTCAAAAGTTTATAATAAAAGAGTAGTTTCTACTAAATCTGCAAGCATAGGAAGTGTTGGTGCTTCGGAATTTACCTATAAAGGTTTCAATAGTCAAGATTCTAAATTGCGATTTAAATCTTATGACATTGATTTAGTTAAACAGGATTTAATAAATCATTTTAATATTCGCAAAGGTGAAAAATTAATGAATCCTGAATTTGGCACAATTATTTGGGATGTATTATTTGAACAGTTTTCGCCTGAAATTAAAAAATTGATTGTATCTGATGTTGAAACAATTATTAATTATGATCCGAGAGTGAAAGTTAATGCTGTGCTTGTTGATGCTACTGATCAAGGTATTAGAATAGAAGCTAACATAACTTACTTGCCCTTTAATGTCAGCGAAAAAATGACTTTTGATTTTGATAAGGCTAACGGGCTCATTATATAGCCATATAATTTATTTGGGTAAATATAGTATAGGATAATGAAATATGAGCACTTCTAACAGACAAAATAATCTTTTGTTAAACCAAGATTGGAAAAGAATATACCAGACATTCCGTAATGCCGATTTTAAAAGTTACGATTTTGAAAATTTACGCCGTGTAATTATTTCATATCTTCGTGAAAATTACCCTGAAGATTTTAACGACTATATTGAATCTAGTGAATATCTTGCACTAATTGATGCTATTGCTTTTTTAGGTCAAAGCCTTGCTTTTAGAATAGATTTAGCCAGCAGAGAAAACTTTATTGAATTAGCAGAACGTAGAGACAGTGTTTTACGTTTAGCTAGGATGTTAAGCTACAACCCTAAAAGAAATATACCTGCAAGCGGATTGTTAAAATTTGATAATATCAGTACTACTGAAAATATTCTTGACGGTAATGGAAGAAATTTATCACAACAAACAATTGTATGGAACGACCCCACAAATTCTAATTGGGCTGATCAATTTATTAGAGTGTTAAATTCTGCGATGGCTAACAATACAGAATTTGGTCGTAGTCAAGGTAGCGCAATAATACAAGGAATTCTAACAGATCAGTATAGATTTAGAACGATTTCGACAGATGTTCCTATCTTTAGTTTTTCAAAAATTGTATCTGGTCGTCAGATGGCGTTTGAACTAATGAGCACCTCGTTCAAGGGATCTGAACAAATTTATGAAGAACCACCTGTACCAGGAAATCAGTTAGCGTTTATCTACAAAAACGACGGAAGAGGCGCAGCAAGTCAAAATACTGGGTTTTTTCTCATGTTCAAACAAGGAAGCCTTGAAGTAGCAGACTTTAATATAGATATTCCTACTACCAACGAAATTATAGCAATCGATACAGACAATGTTAATAATGACGATGTTTGGTTGTACGCATTAAATTCTCAAGGATTACAAACAAGCCAATGGGCAAAAGTGTCTGATTTTGTTGGAAACAATATTGCTTTTAACAGTTTAAATGCCAGTATTAGAAACATTTATAGTGTAATTACTAAAGAAAATGATAGGATAGATTTAGCCTTTGCCGACGGGGTGTATGGTAATTTACCTCAAGGTAACTTTAGAGTTTATTATAGAGTCAGTAACGGATTGCTGTATCAGATATCGCCTTCGGACATGAGGGGTATTAGCATAACAATTCCATATCTCAATAAAGAAGGCATATTACATAATCTTACGATAGGAATGAGTTTAAAATATACTGTAAACTCTTCTACCCCTGCAGAATCTCTAGATTCTATTAGAGTCAATGCCCCTGCAAGGTATTATACGCAAAATAGGATGATAACAGGCGAAGATTATAATCTTGCACCTTTATCGAGTAGCCAAGATATATTAAAAGTTAGAGCAGTTAATAGAGTATCTAGCGGAGTATCGAGAAATTTTGATATAATTGATGCAAGCGGAAAATATAGTAGTGTAAACGTGTTTGCTGATGACGGAATAATTTATCGACAAGAAACAGAAGAATCGATTTCTTTTAAGTTTATTAGTAGATCTGAAATTTTTAATTTTATTAAAGACAAGATAGAACCTATCTTTACAAGAGATACTGTTTATAACTTTTATCTTACTAAATTTGACAAAATACTTTTTAC